GTGGGAAAGCGATCTCAATGATCATATAGAATTGCACAATAAGACTCGCGACAAACTCGCCGCAGATCTCAAACAATTAATGAAAGACGCCTATGAGGCACGAGCAGATATACATGCACGCGAGAGCATAGCCGACCGGCAACGGATAGTCAAGGTTTTTGAGCAAACAGGGAGACCATAGTGAAGCGATGTCTAGAGGTATTCGGCGTTTTACTTTATAGCATCTTTTGCTTAGTGTATTATGCTTTAGCTCAGGATGAGCCAATTGAGCCTCAAGCGCCCCACTATTCACCTCCGCAACCTGCGTATCGAAACCAATTGCCCGGTCACTTGGAAGACAAATTGTTGTGCTACCAACACCTTGAGTCTTTGGTACCCGATTTGGATTTTTATGATATGGATAAGTTTCCGTTTTTGAACCAGAAAAAGAACGCTTTTGGGAGGTATGGTAGTAGTTTCCGCTATAACGGAGTGGTTGCTTCGCTTCCCGATCTCGAACTTACCCGTCGGGTTGATGCTTCCGCCGCTGCAGTGACTGCGGCAAAGTTGAACGAGGGCCCCCCAGCGATCGCTGTTGAGGACATCAATGTTCATGCTAGCAACCTGGAGCAGCTCCGGATGATACTTCACGGTGAAATTGGCGTGGTGGCCGATCACAAGGCGGATCTTGAGCTTCTCGATGCGCAGATGAAGCATATTCAAGAGGTGGAGGATGGGCTCAAGAGAGTGGCGGGTAAGCGGGACGGTGTGATGACGTTAGCCGCGCTGGCGGGAGTTGCGCATGCTTGGCCGGAACATTTTGACTCTTTAATCATGGTGTTCGAGCCAGCGGAATGCCTAGTGCCGAGTATCGCCGACTGGTTTAACGGTGAGCACAACCAATTCAACGAGCGATTCAGAGCGCTCGGCTTCTATAAGGACACAGCACTACTGTTCGAACTGGTGGACCAGGGCGCGCCTGCCATTCGACCGGAAGGAGCGGAAAATTTCGAAAACCTTTGCGCTCGCTCGCGGGAGCAATCACAGCGGAAAGAAGGGATAGATTGCGGGCCTACAGTTACCCGCTGGTTGCTTCCCTACTACTCCCGTTCCGAAACGGACGTCGCAATATGGGGTCGCAATGCTCCGGTCGGGGAGGAAACGGCTGGGTTTTTCAATTCGATCGGCCACGCCGAAACTGCCGTAGCCGGAAAGTTGGCGGAGTTTGAAGCAGAGCGCCACGGACGCAGCGCCTCCATTCTTCCTGCGTTAGAGGAGTTGCAGATCCAACTCGCGGTCGAGAAGACTAGCCTCCATTTACTTCGGACTGACTTGGATGCTAAGATTTCGGCTCTGACAGAGCTACGAGAAAATATTGCTGCCGGGGAAGCCAGGATTGCGGATCTTGAGCGCCAAGTTACCGAAGAACAAACCAAAGTAGGCATTGCGACACGAGAAATAAATTCAAACCAAACTGAAACAACCGACATGCGCGAAAAGGTTAGGGCGGCGCGTCTGGCACTTCAGAAGACGAAAGCAACGCTCGATACACTTGTCCTTGAATGCGGAGGAACGTCGTACGATGAGTGCAAAGATACGCATGCAAAGGAGGCTTACAACAAGGCGCGATATGAGGCGTATGATAGTCTGGGGGCTGCGCGAGCCACTCTGTTTAATATCCAAGACGCGCTGATGAGCTTGCTAGACAAGCGCAGAGCATTGCTTGATGAGAAGTTCGATGCGCTGACGCACTTATCGGAGGTGAGCGCGAGGCTCGCATCAGAAGCACTTCAGACCAAAGCATGGATCAGGGATTTGCAGGATCATAGTGGCCTACTGGCACAACGGGAGGCGCGCTACCGCGATCTCAAGTCAGCCCATGATTCCGACAATAAGCTGATTGCTGCAACAGTTAAGCTCGCTGCCGCAGGCTGACGCCGGCTATTGAAGCCAACTAGTCACCCGGAATCGAAATTAACTACATTAACGAAGGACGGTCTGCTCCTCGGAAGGAGAGCGCTGATGGCGACTGGAGGTGCGACGGAGGCGTCCGATCATCCGATCACGACGAGCCCTTCAAATGGAGCAAGTCCGCTGGTTATCGTCCAGGGTTTTATCCTGCGCACACTGCGCTTTCTTGGCTGCGTAAACCATGTCGTGCTCACCCTGCGATAGAGCGGCATCAAGAGACTCACTGAAATTGGCGACCTCGGATGAGCGACTAGATGCCCCAAGCGCGGCTAAGACGATGATGGCAGCGATCGCGGTACGCATACGCTAGTTTCCCCTACATTGAGAGGTAGGATTTCATTCTGAATCTTCGATGTGCCAAGGCAAGCAGTGTCGTGATGCGATGCTGCGATCATGAAGACTCTTTCCTCGCAAAAGGCCGACGTGCGGTCGATTAGTTTTCTCCTTGACAACGGCGTCACCGACTCGGCGAAGAACGTCAATCTCGTCGTTCGACCGGAAGAATTAACGCGATCTCAAGCATCGCGCACGACCGTGAATCAGACATTTGGCGGCGCCTGGATTGATGACTGGGGGAAGGGCTTGGCCACCATCCAGATATCGGGTCATACGGGCTGGCGAGGGAGTCTGATGCAAGACGGCATGGCTTGCTTCCAGCAGCTAAAGACAGATGTCTGGGATGGCTGGCACAGTGATCGGGATGACGCGGTGAAGCGTGGGCAGGATCCGTCGAAGGTACAGCTTATCTTCGCTGACACTCTCGACGGTATTGTGGAAGAGGTGGCCCCCCTGAATTTTACGCTCAAACGCTCTCGGGTGCGCCCCCTCCTGTTCGTTTACCAGATATCGATGGTCGTGGTGAATGAGAACCCGCAGCCCTCTGCGCGAACGGCCGATCAGCAGAGCGGGACCTCCCTCCTTGCACAGGGACTCGATTCCCTGGTCGACGCCGCGAATCGGCTTCAACAGAATGCTGATAAAGCGAAGAAGTGGATTGAGGATACTATCAGCACCCCGATTGAGGATTTTTTGAAGACGACCAATGCGGTCCTGGCCACAGTGATCAACACCGTGGCGAAAGAAGAAAACACTCTGACCACCGCTCTCAGCCCAATCATGAACCTGGCCACGGACATCGCTCAAGCAGGCGTGAATGCGATGTACACCGTGGAGGTTATGCGAGAGCTTCCGATAAACATTGTCGCCCAAATCGTGGGGGTGTCCTCCGCCTATGAAGACGCGCTCTGTGTACTGACCAATGTTTTGCAGCCGGCTACCAACTACCCGGACTACAGCCCGTGGTATGGCGCCAATAACTGCTCCTCAACGGCCGGCGGCTCGCCCTTATCGCCTCTTCGACTGACGAATCCGTTTGGGCTGGTGAGTACGACGCAACCTCTGCCCTATTCAATCTCGCCGCCTGCCTCGAACAGCCTGGCCGCTCTGAAGAACACCGATCCGGTGCAATTTCCCATGGACCCGAGCACCCTGGGTCTCCACCTCGACAATATCGCTAAGGGCATATCGATCCTATGAGCCAGTTTGATCGCACACTGACAGGCTGGCGCTTTGTCGAGACGCATGGCGGCGACACGCTCCAGGAGATAGCGGCGCGGGAACTCGGCGATGCTTCCCGCTGGATCGACCTGATCGACATCAATGGGCTTGAGCCGCCGTTCCTGACCGGCGACCCCAAGCTCGCCGGCCCTCATGTCAAGCTCTACGGACAGTTGATCATGGTGCCGGCGTCTACGCCGCAGGCCACAGCTAACACAGATCCCGAGGCTGTATTCGGCGTGGATATTGCCCTGGACGTTGCCGGCCGGCTAACGGCCGCAGCAAATGGGGATCTGTCGATCGTCGGCGGTCATGCCAACCTCAAACAGGCGCTCCAGAATCGCATCACCACGGACACCGGCGAGCTGCTCTTTCATCTCGACTATGGCTGCAAGGTCCGCCGCATGGTTGGCATCGCCAATGGGCCGGGGGCTGGGCTGATCGGCGGCCAATATGTCCGGTCAGCGATCCTCTCTGACCCAAGGATCGACTCGGTCTCCAGTGTCGCGGTCACGGTCCGGGGGGACGCCCTGCAAATTCAGGCGACCGCCGTCGCTATCGCCGGTGCGCCGATCACCATTAACACGGGCTCCTGACATGCTTCAGCTACCCGGATTTCAGATAAAGAACTTCGTCTCGATCGTTGCCTCGATGATGAATCGGATGAAGGCGACACAGTCGACGCTCACCGACTTCAACATTGGTGCCGTAAACCGGACCATGATCGAGGCGCCGGCGATCGAGATCGACCAGCTGTACCAACAGATGTTCCGCGGGCTGCTGCAGGCAATCCCGGTCGCGACCTATCAGACCTTCTCGTTTTCTCAGCTGGAAGCGATAGCGGCATCGGGCCTTCTAACCGTCACCATCGCTGTGCAGACAACGGACGTTCTCATCCCGGCCGGCACGGTCTTCTCAGTCCAGAACGGCGTGACGGGCTATGCGAGCGCACTGGACGTTACCATTCCGGCGGGGGATACGACGACCACGGTTCTGGTCGCCGCTGTATCGCCGGGGGCGGCGGGCAATTTGCCTCCGAACCAGTCCTTCTCATCGCAGAGTGGCATCACGGGGTTTGCATCCGCGGTCAACCCTTCGGCGCTTGTCAGCGGCGCCGACGCGGAGACGGACGACCAGCGCCTCGCGCGCTTCAACCGATATATCGCAGCTTTGGCGCGTGGCACGGTCTCGGCCATCGAGTTTGGGGCATGCACGGCCGAGTTGACGGACGCCGTGGGCAACGCGATCGAGCGCGTCGCATTTGCCAAGGTGGTCGAACCCTACCTCGATGATCCGACGCAACCCATAGCCTTGGTCGATATCTACATACACAACGGGGTCGGCAGCACGACACCGGCTCTTGTAACTCAGTGCCTCGAGGTGGTGTCCGGCTTTGTCGACTCCCAGGGGAACAAGGTGGCGGGTTGGAAGGCTGCGGGCGTGCCCGTGAACGTCTATGCCGCAACTGAGGTCTCCGTCAATCTAACGGGCAGTCTGACTGCCTCCCCAGGCGTATCCCAAGCGAGCCTGGTGCCGCTGGCGTCGGCGGCCATCAACAACTACATCCTGGCTTTGCCGCCGGCCGCCACCTGCGTGCTCGCTGAGGTGACTGCCCTGGTGATGGCGATACCTGGGGCCGCAAACTTCATTCTGGCGCCCCTACCAGCGCCGCCACCGCCCGTGCTCTCAACGCTTGGGGCCGGTTCTCTGCCCGCAACCACCTACTATGTGCAGGTGACCTATCTGAACGCCAACGGCGAAACGATCGCGTCTGCCGAACAGTCCCTCGCTGTGCCGGCCAACAGCATCCTCACGGTGCCGCCGCCGCCGCTGATCGCCGGCGCTACCGGCTGGAACGTTTATGTGTCGGATGCGTCTGGGGTTGAACAGCGCCAAAATGCTACCCCCATGGGATTCCATCTGCCGTGGGTGGGGCCGATCACCGGCCTCGTAGCGGGTGCCGGGGTGCCGACGGCGAACACGGCTGCTCTCACGGATGCTACCAGCCTGCCGTCCCAGAAGCTCATGCCTGGCACGACGACGGTAATCTGATGCGGCTGACGAAAGTCCTTTTGGGATACCTGAATCGGGTCTTTGACCGAGACCCGGGGCAGTTCCTCGCTTTCCGGCTCAACTATGACGGGGCCGGCATGACGTGGGCGATCCAGGACGGTATATTGATAACCCGAGTGGCAGGCGGGACCGGGGAAAACCTGACCGTCGACCTGTCGCAATACACCATTCTCCAGCTTGTCCTCTTCCTTCACGCGCAACCCGGCTACAGCGTCCCTTATGCGGACGGGACGGAGCTGCAGGATCTGTCGGCCGAAGTCTTGCTCGATGGAAGCGGGGATACCTCGGCTTCCAACGGCGACCACATCTGCGGCTACACATCGCTTCTGTGGGCCTACATGGAAGCGCTCGCGGTCGAACTCGACCTTGCTGAGCAGCAAATCAACGCAATGCCGGCGCAAATGTCCTTTCCTACAGCCAACGGCTTCTGGTTGGACTATGGAGCGGGCACCATCTATGGCGTGCCCCGCCTGTCGTCCGAGTCCGATCCGCAATACGCCAGGCGGGCGCTCGCGACGGTCCTGGCCCCGCGGGGCAACAATATCGCCATCGAAATGGCGATCGAAAGCGTCACCGGGCAGGACTGCCAGGTGGTCGATTTCCCGCTGTCCGGCCCGGGATTCCCCCTATACAACAGCATTATTTCCTATGACGGCACCTATCAATACAAGAGCAGTGCCGGCCGCTTTTATGGACTGTTCGACGTCGTCGCCGGTTACGATCTCCTCGGGTCTGGCTCACCGGTCGAGTTCCTCGACCAGGTCAGGAGCATGCTGGAAGGCTTCCGCGACGCCGGGACCCATCTGCATGCCGTCTCCCTTGCCGGGTCCAAGCTTCTCGACAGCCTGCCCGAGGCGCCGCTGGATGCGATAGACCGCCTAGCGATCACAGCCACTTTGGCTGACGTCCTTCCGTTACCCATAGAGACGGCCACGATCCGGTCCGGGCTTGCGTTGGTCGAAGCCTTTATTGACCCGCCAAGAGAGGCGGACGCGGTCTCCATTGCCTATTCAACCAGACACGACGGACTGCGTCGATACGACGGCAAGGTGCCCTTCAATTCAGGAGGCACTGTAGTCGAGGCTTATTAAGTCGTGACGGCATGCTTGCGTCATGCAGTTCCGCGAGAAATGCCATGAGATGAAGGGCGAGCTGGCGCTACAGGTGTGGCGTCGGGGGATGCTTTTGGAGGCCTCGGTCAGGCGCAATCTGATTGTCAACGGCGCCTTCACGGTCCTTGCAAGCCTTCTAGGCGGCCTCTTCACGGGCAACAACATCACTCAGATCGGATTCGGGATAAATGGGACCGCCCCTGTCGCCGGCAACACCGGGTTAACTGGCGCCTATATGAAGGCCGTGGATCGAGTGTCCTATCCGGCCGCGGGGCAGGCCCAGTTCGACTTCTCCTTGGGCGCATCGGAAGACAACGGTGTCGCGATCATGGAGTTCGGCCTGTTCACCGGCGCCGGCGTTCTGTTTTCGCGACTGGTGCGTCCAACGGCGCTGAACAAGGATACGGACATCTCGCTGTCCGGATCCTGGATTATCACTCTCTGAGGTAGCATGGCCAATCAGCCTGAAGCCGCAACATATGATGCCGGTGTGTACCAGATCGAGACCACAGATGCCGTTATCGGTGGTGCCGGCGGGCTCTCCAATATCCCGATGCTGAACCTGGCCAACCGGACTGGGTATCTCAAGCAGCATGTCGACAACCTTGAATCAGGCGCAACGATCATCCCGGGCTATGCGCTTCTTGCCAGCCCGGCGTTCACTGGGAGCCCTACTGCGCCGACTCCGCCGGCTGGCGACAATTCGGTCAAGATTGCCAATACGAGCTTCGTTTCCAGCGCCGTCTTTGGCATAGCGACAGTCGCAGTTTCGAGCGCGAATATATCCCTGAGCTCCGCCCAGTGGGGGCAAGCGATCATCGAATTCACCGGGGCGCTAACGGCAAACATCAACGTGGTCTTCCCGAAGACCGGCAAGTGGATTGTCAGCAATCGCACCACAGGCGCCTTTGCGATCACATGTACGACGGTGGATGGTTCGGGAGTTTCTGTTACGCAGGGAAAGAACACGATCGTCTGGGGCGACGGCCAGAACATCGTGCTGGCCCACAACGACTATACCGACGCAGCGCTTCTCGGTTCGCCCACCGCGCCAACCCCCGCGCCCGGCGACTCTTCCTCGCTCGTCGCGACTACCGCCTTTGTCCAAGGCGCGCTCGGCGCAACCGTGGCAACCGTAAGCGTTGCCGGCGGATCGAATGTCACGCTCGCAGCCACGCAGTACATTGCCGGCACGGTCTTCCTGACAGGCGCCCTCACGGCCAGCATCTCCGTCATCTTTCCAGCAAATGGGAAGTGGGTTGTGGTCAACCGCACGTCTGGTGCATTTACGATTACCTGCCGGCCCCCCCAGGGAACCGGGGTTTTGGTGGCGCAGGGTAGGGGTGCGCTCATTGTCGGCGATGGCACGAACATCGCCTATGGCAGCAACGACGTTATCGATCAGCTCGGATTCACGCCGCTCAATAAGGGTGGCGATACGATGACCGGTAATCTCGTCCTGAACAACCCGTCAGGTCCGGTGCTCGCCCTGCAAGGCAACGCTGGGACCTATCGACAGCTGCAATTGGCTTCTGGCAACTCGCCCCGCTGGGTTGTTTTGGCCTCCGCCGAACCGGAAGGTGGAGGGAATGGCGGCAGCAACTTCTACATTCAGCGTTACAGCGACTCGGGCGCATATATCGATGCTCCCCTGAAAATCAGGCGCGCCGACGGAGTTGTTGCATTCGGCCAAGCCCCATCGTCGCCAACCATGGCGACCAGCGACAATTCAGACCGCCTCGCGACCACGGCCTTTGCGCACAGCTTGTTCGCGCAGGGAGTCACCTCCTTCATTGGGCGGACAGGGGCCGTGGCTCTTTATCCGGGCGATGTGACGGGCGCTCTTGGATACACCCCCGTCCGCCAAGGCGGCGGGCCATATCAGGGTTGGAATCAGATCAACATCGGCTGGGATGGAAGCCGCGCGCGAGCCAGTGTCGATGGGACCGATCTGGGTCAAATCCTGACCTTCCCGCGCGACCTGCCTTATTCGTTGGGGAACCCCGGTTGGATGCAGTTCCCTTCTGGCTTGATAGTCCAGTGGGGCAATACGAGCTACTCCGGCGGCAGCGGGCGCGTGAACTTCCCGCGTAGCTTTCCGAGCAACGTGTTCTCTGTGGCCGTTTCGCAGTTCGACTCGGTGATTGGGACTTTCGATACCGTGGTGCAGCCGGACACCAGCGGGTTCACAGTTCGCACTCGGGATACGTCCGCCAACGACGTGGGTTGGATTGCATATGGGAACTGACCGATGACTGATACCTCAGGTGGACAGAAGCACGCCGCTTACAATCATCGGGGCGAGGTCATCGGATTCTACGATGACGCATTGAGTCCCGTTCCCAGTACGCTTCCAGATGGCGTAGCCGTGATCGAGATCACGGATGATCAATGGCGCGCGGCCATCGCCGCCTGTGGCTGGACCGTTGCCAAGGGCAAGCTCGTGGCGCCGGCGCCATTCGTCGAGACTCTGATCACATTGGCCGCTGCCGCATTCAAGACAGGGTGTCAAATCCGGTCCGCCAGCATGCCGCCGTTGAATTACACCTATCTCTGCGACGCGAACTCACAGGCGAAAATCCAAGGGCTCGCGCTCTACATCAAGGTCAATGGGAAACTCCCTGCCAGTAAGGCGGAGATCGGTATAGCCGATGCGAGCGGAATCGTGCGGACCTTTACCAGCACCGACCAAGTCCTGGCGCTGGGGACCGCGCTCGGCGATTACGTGACCTTGCTGGAGGACGTTGTCTCCGGCCAGTCGACGGATTTGCCGCGGCAACCCTGGGTCATCCCCTAGCTGTCGTGACGCCATGATCGTCTCGAACAGTTGGAGCCGATCTATGGGCCTGCCCGCCGGACTGGCGGCTGCCATCCACCTATACGTTCGGTCGCGGTTCTCGCACCTCCACCTTCTAATGCCGGTCGGCGGCCTGTGCCCCACGGTGTTCGGGGTTGGTCCATGACCGGCAAAACGCAGGCTGCAATGGACGCGGGGATTGTGGTTGGGGGGTGGACGTTGCCGACTTGGCTGCACAATCTCGAGCCGTGGCTTCAGTTTGGGGTCTATGCCGGCACCGGCCTGATCATTGTCTGCCGGGGGTACCTGGCTGTGCGCGCGGTGTTCGATCGTCGGCGCATGCTGCACGACCGGCTGCGTTCGGCCGCAGAGGAAATCTCGGAGTTGGAATGACCACGGTCGATGATCTTCTGACTTTCGAGGAGGGGAAGCGGGCCTTCGTCTACGACGATGGTGATGGCAAGCGCATCGTGCCTGGCAAGGTGATGATCGGGCATCCGACCATTGGAATCGGCTTCGCACTGGACACCTATCCGCTCGACGAAGAGGAGATCGAGTTCCTGCTCCAACATCGCCGCCAGAAGGCGGAGGGCTGGGCGACAGCCGATCTCGGTGCTGACGCATGGGCGAAGCTCGATGTCGTCCGCAGGGCGGCCTTGACCTCCATAGCTTACCAGATGGGCCAAGCCAGCTTGGCCGGCTTCCCGAATTTGCTGGCGGCCGTACGCGCCGGCGATTGGCCGCGTGCCCACGACGAGGCTCTCGATAGCCAGTGGGCGCGGTGGCAGAGCCCGGCGCGAGCCCGGCGTGACGCCAACATGCTGCTCACCGGCCAGTGGCCGGCGGCTCTCACCCAGAGGTCGTGACGCGATCCTGACGGCTCAGTAGCGGGGTGCGGCCCCGCATGTATGCCAGCCGGCGGCTGTCGCCGGCCCGGATCGCAACCTGAGAGGCCTCATGAAGCTCAATATCCGTCTTTTGTCCGCGGGCGCGCTCGCCTTCGCGGCCTGCTCGCTCCTGATGATCCCCTATTCAATCGCGCAGCAGGCCGGCCAGCCGGTGCCGGAGCTGGACGCGGCCACGCTGGCCCATCTGGTTGGCGTTTCGGTCGGCACCGTGCTTATCATCCTTTCGTTGGCCTCTTCGGCGGCCTCCTTCGTCTGCGCCATGACGCCGACCCCAAATCCCACCACGCCCTGGGGCAGGGTCTACCAGGTGATCGAATGGCTGGCGATCATCACCCGGAACACCAAGGAGACCGGCTATCCGGCTGTTGACGCCCTGCACAGCGCGGCCTTGGCCCTGGCCGCCCACCCCGTTCCGGGCCAGGGAGTGGCCGTGGCGGCTAAAGCGCCGATGGCCGACTCCGGCCCGATGGTCGCGAAGGCGGGGGTTGCGCTCCTGGCGGCCTTCGGCCTGGCCGTCAGCCTGTCCGCTTGCGCCAGTTCCGGCCAACCGGAAACGCTGGCGGAGTACCTGGCCAGCCCCGCCGGCAAGGCGCTGCTGGTCAGCCTGTCGAAGTCCAGCGCCTCGATCGCCCGCATCGCCGATCGGGTCGATGCCGACCTGGCGGCGAGCGCACAGGACAAGGAAATCGTCTGCAGCGGGGTTAGCGCGGCCGATCTCGCCTTCAAGACCTTCGTGGTCTTCAACCCCGTGGTGCTGACGGCTGAGGCACAGGCAAACGAGCAGAAGGCATACGACGCCGCCCAGCTGGTGTGCGCGGGCGACACCGGCGACCTGAGCGGTGTCGTCCAGACGGCGGCGAGGGAGTTCCTCGCCATCAAGAGCTACGTCGACAAGGCGGCGACGAATCCCGCGACCTGACACTACCTCAATCGCTCTTTGGCAACCGGCGGGCTTCATCCCGCCGGTTCTGTTTTCGGCTGGCTATCGGCATGACCGCGGTGGCACCAGGGGGCTCAGCGAAGTCGCGACTGGGTATAGACGGATGAGATTTTTTATATCTTCGACGCTACCGCCAGCATAACCGCCGACAGGCCTCAATTTGGGACAAAACTCTCGTGCAATATCAAGGCGCAACGATTTTGCGCTTGCACATAGGCCATATCGGCCCCCGGGGTGAAATTCAGCGCCAGCGTGGCGGCCATGAAGGCCAAGATTACAGGCAAGCTCGGCATAGTTTTTCTCCTGCGCGCTAGGTGGGCTTCGCCGCCGAGGAAAGATGCTTGCCGCGAAAACTAAGGTCAACCCGAGGAAGTTGACGCCATGGCGCCGGCCAAGTAGGAACCCCGGCATGCCGAGCGACGACAATAAGCGCATCCATATTTTCGACACCACGCTTCGAGACGGAGCCCAGACCCAGGGCGTCGATTTCGGCGTGGGCGACAAGCTCGCTATCGCCGAGGCTCTCGATCGCCTTGGGGTGGATTACATCGAGGGCGGCTGGCCCGGCGCCAATCCCACCGACGATGCCTTCTTCGCCCAGCCACCGGCGTTGCAGCGAGC